ATTTACATATACAGGACTACTCAGATCGGCACGAGAAGTAAGTATGAATATGCACCCTTTAGAATAACCATCCTCCAAATCTGTGGGCAGTGTGTTACCTTGCGCAAATAGTACACAACCGTCATAATCGCTAATAAACGCCGTAATAGCAGTAGTTTCAGGTTTATATTGGCGTGTTTTAGTGATAATATTATGCGCCATAATTACGCATCACTCACAGCATCAAAATTGCACGACGCTGTTGTACCAACATTTACATACAATCCTGTAGTACCCGCACCAACATCGGTATCAATAAACAAACACCCCTTGGCGTAACCCGCTTCTGCATCAGAAGGTACAGTAGTACCGGTAGCGTATAGTATATTCCCAACACTATCTACCATAAGTGCCTTTACTTGTGTCGTGCCTGGTGTTCTATTACGCCCCGTAAGCATTAACACCCCATCATCGGCTTGTGTACCCGCCTTTAGAAAATCACCCTGCAATGACATACTAAACTCCTTTATTGATAGTTACATTCCCACTCATAAAGTTTAACTGATCCCGGTGTTGTAGTAGCGTGGAGGAGGTGGATAAATGGTACTACGACTTCTCCCGCATCAAAGGTAAATGCAGCAGTAGCTGATGGTGCAGCGCCATCAATTTTATATGTGACCACACCAGCAGAACTGACGTAAACTTCTAACGAATGTGTTGCGGCATCGGCCCAGTTATCTGTGGTATCAGTGGTGGTTGTTGCAGCATTGTTAAGTATAGTTTCGATGGCAATATCACCGGTAGCATTGCTGAGTCCAATGACGGCCATTTCATCGTAGTTATCAATCGCCGCCTGCATTGCTTCAAGTTTGCGAAAACCTACGGCTAAATCATCCGTACCACTAACATCCGCAATGTTAATAAGTGCGCGACAGAAAAATGCTGCATCAGTGCCAACAGTAAATACTGTAGGATTCCCACTACCCGCAACGATAGCACTGGCGTATTCGATGCCATCATTATCGGTTAGATCTTGGGAAATATCAATTCCCGGATTAAGCCAAATAGGACCGAGTAATGTCTGGGTAACTTTAACATTGTGTATAAACACATTTCCTGATGCGCAAACCATTACGTTATTATCACCGGTTACACCACTAGGTATACCTCCTTTGGTAAATCCCGCCATAACAGGGGGTAGTTCCCACCGTTCAAAGAACCCTTTAGTGGGTAGATTAGTGCGGCCTAGTTGATGTCCGGTTACATGCCAACGTATACCATCAGAAGTCAAATTAACGAATTGTCCCGGCCTATAAAGCCGAATGCCAAGAGGGTTAATAGTAAGAGCGTTAGATACTGCCCCAGCAGCAGTGCTAGTGTCGAGGATGATAAAATACGATAATCCAGCCGCCTCAGCTACACTAGGTAGGGTAAGGGTCCACGCACCAGCGGCTGTACTAGCACGAACAACAAGATCACTAAGGGCCATAGAGTAGGTGGTGGTTTTACTTACATAACCACCTGGGGCGATTAGATTTGCATTAGCGCGATTTTGTCTGCTCATAAGTCCGGGCATATTTACATCTCCAAATAATAGTTACAGGTCACTAATCAATTCACTGACTTCCGCAGCAATACCAGTTAATTCTGGCACTCTAACTCGATTACCACTCGATCTTTGACCCGCAAAAGCTGGGCGTTGTGTAGTAGTGGGTGGGGTATTTTCCATCTGCGGGGAAGTTTTACGCAACCCCAACATTTTACGCGTACGCGTTGCGGCCTCATTAAACACTTGGTCTAAGGTATAATCTGGATGGTTGGTTGCAATATCGTTTGCCACTGCGGCAACAGTCTTTTTTACATAAGCTAAATCCTTATTTTCATTATAAAAATTTTCCACCAACTTCGTCTGCGCCGTTTGTTGTGCGTAATGTGTAGCGATGGTACGCGGAAGTGTGGACATAATTTGTTCCGCCGCGAGTGTTTTCGCATCATTAAGCGCGCGGGTGTAAACTTTGTTTAGTAAATTGTTTAGATCTTCCGGAGATTGTAACACATCATCAATATCTAAACCCTCTAAAAAGTTATGATCACCGGAGGGAGTTGGTTCTGGTTCTGATGGTGGAGCGCCATTCTGACTCAGAGCAATCCTCTCTCCGGTGACTTCCTCTAACCTTGCAATTAGGGCTTTTTCTCTCGGTGAAAGAGACTCGAAATCAAGTTCCTCTAAACTAATTTCAGGGGTAGTAACAGTGGGAGAATCTTCTTGTGTTATTACTACCCCTTCATTAGTAGAAGGTTCACTAATATCCGTTGGGCCATCAGGAACAATAGGTTCTAATAAATCACTAGTATCTACTTCGGGTGAATCACCAGCATCCTCAGGGGAGTCGAGGATTTCAGGTACAGATTCCTCAGTTAAGTCCAACATATCATAATCCATACTATCAATCTTATTTTCTTCGGACATAAAATTAACCCTCTACATTCTGTTTGAATTATAAGCACTAATCACTATTTCAGGAAACATCAGCATATTTCTACACGCTTTGGCAGCTCCTTGCAAGCGGTAGATATCACACAGCTCCACAGTTTCATCGGACTCCAGTTGGTTGTGTATATCTTCTAACCATCTAGTTATTTCGCCCTTTAGATCACTCCATATATGTGAGCGTAAAAATGACTGGTACTCACCTAAGTCGCCTTGTAGTGGTACGTGTTCAGGCATTAGAAACTCTCCACGGGTACAAGATTTCCCTGCTGTACTTGCGATTGGACCGTTTCATCTGGTGCGGTTACAGGTTGTACTGGGCGTTGGCGACGAAAATCCTGTACATTCTTAGCACCCAGTTGAGTAGCAATGTGTTCAAACACGCGCACTACATCAAATTGTTGTAATAGTTGTTCGTTATTGCCAATAGTTTGAAACAACTGTATCCATGAGTCGTTAAAATTACCCCCGGGTATGCTGCCATCGCGGACTAGTAAGTCATAATCCACTAAAATATCATCCGGTTCAACCAATACCCGTCCTTGGTTTACTTGGAAATTATCACTAATTACTTGCGGCCATTCACCGACAGTGCGGACGTATACATCCTTAGACATTAGTTGTTGGGCGTGGTAGGCAAACATATAACCTATATCCTGCATAGCTTGTAAACCTATAATTTTCGCCACACGTTCTAGTCTATTTACCGCACCTTGGGCTGTTCCTTGAAATTCCTTAGCACTCAAACGATCTGGCCCACCCTCACGGAGTGATCCCATAACAGTGTTGTCGGTACCACCTATAGTCTGCATGTATTGAATTATTGCGGATACATCCCCAATGTTTTGTCGGGTAATATCCACCACATTCAACTGCATCACGGCGTCCTTAACACCTTTACCCCATGCCGGTCGGCGGAGGCGTACTAAACCGCCCGGTTCCGGATCGGCCAGATCGTTAATGTTGATTAAATACGGATCGACAATAAGCACATCATTTATGGCTTTTCGTACATTAGCTATGTGACTATTAAATAACCAATCAATGGTCGTTTGCATACCGGATAAGATTTCTAATCTACTATAGGCTATGGGGGAATAGCCGTCAAAATCGGGTGCGCATACACATACAGGAAACATGTTGTGTAATAGACCAAGTGGTTGCGCACGGATAATTACACTATCTCCGGCGAGGGTAAATAGCCACTTTTCCGGTGTTTCACTGTTGCCTAAATTCCACTGTTTAGGTACAAGTTTAACATATAGGTGCAATTGATCCACCGGATCACTGATTTGTCTATCATTGCGGGAATCATACTGGCGTCCGCGTTGGGAATTGCGTTCATCCAAGCGTGTGCCTAAAACACTTGAAGATTTTTGGTTCATATGGCGAAGATATTTTACATTGAATAATTCACCGTCAGATATTTCTTCTTCAAGGAGTAGGTCGAGTAGATTGGTGCGATCCACCCAGCCTACATACTCACCACGCTGTACATCGTGTATGGGTACATTCGGGTCGGGTAAGTAACAATAAGGGTCAATATTTATGAGAGAATTTCCTTCAAATAATATAGTATCCTCTACACTGCGGGTATTGCCCACAGTAACTTCCCGTCCATCGGGACCGTAGAAAGTGTTGGGTGTTTTTATTATCTTCTTGCCCATCTTTACGGACCATTGCGGAGACACAACGCCAAATCCGTACGCACTAGCATCTCTAAACATAGTGTGGAGATTCAGTGCTACTTTATTGCGGCTTGCTTGTAGGGCAATAACATTTTGCATTAACATTGCGCCACCAATATCTTCTGGTGCTACACCTTCATAGCGGAATATAGGATCAGGAAAGAATGCCGCAACTAAATACGATACAAGAGTTTCTAATATAGCGTAGGAATAAGGGAATACTATACTTACTGGTTTGCGCCGATCTTTAGCTTGGACACGTTTTTCTTTCTCACTAGTGGGGATGTAGGCCGTAAGTTTTTCGTCCATATCATTCCACGTAGCAAATCTATTCGAACTAATGCGGGAACTTTCCAGACCGTGTTGGAGAAGTTTAGTTACTAAACGCTGGTGTAGTTGTGATTGCGGCCGAAGATCCAGTCCTTCTGGGTATTTGTATTGGTATTTATCCTTCGCTTCCGCAAGATCGTTTACACTGATGGTTCGATCACCACTAAATACTGTGTATGGCATTTTAACATCCTAAATTACATATTCCTAAGTGTGCATTATATACGCAAGTGCATAGTAGGGATTAAGCACACTCTGAGTTGCGCTTAGTTGTGAGTCTGTTTCACCTGTTACATCATGTGCATGACCCGCTAAAGCATCCCCAGTAAATGTTGGGGCACTAATTGTGCCTGTAGCGGTAGTTACTGGTGATACACCCGTTGCAGTAACATCTGGTGCAACTAAATCCACACTACCATCGGTACTACTTGCGCTTACAGCATCACCGGTAAAAGTAGGTACACTATTTGTACCACTCGGGGTACCGGCACTGATACTATCTGTAGCAAGTGTACCATCAGCACTGTGTGTGTGTGCGATATTTACTGTATCTGCGCCGCCAACATCATCGGGATTATATGTACTCCCAGCACCTATAACGAATCTATCTCTTAGATCGGGTGTACCATTCGTGCCATCACATATTACCCAACCACTAGGTATACTACCAATACTCCCACTCCATAGTACAATTATACCTGTAAAACTAATTAGATCATTAAGGCGTACAACGTGTTCAGGTATTGTAGGCGCTGTGCCAACGAACATTTGGCCGTCAGTATTGATGGCATAGTGGGTGGTGTCTTCGTATAATAAAGGACCCACTGAACCTATGGTTACATGTTTTTGGGTCACAAGTTAAACCCTTATATCTAATCCGCTGGAGGATTGCGTTTACCCTTACTAAATCCTCTATACACTTCTAAATAATCTGCAATCAACCTCAAGTGTTCTTCTATAGCATTTAGGCGTTGTTGGAATAAAGCCGCGTTGCGTTCTTGATTAGCGACAATTGTTTGTAGCTGCGTAATCATCTGTTTGTCTGATTGGGATTGTTCCCGCAATGCTTGGATGCGTTCATGATTTAGTGGCGCCAAACTACCTAAATTTTTTACATCACTCACTAATCCCACATACGTCCACGCTACAACACCGGTAAAGCCCGATGATAATAAACCAAGAAGCAGAACTACTAGGGTAAAAGGTTGTGTTTTAGTACCATCTAAACCCATAATAAACCCCTACTAGCGAGCGTTGTCTTGTAGGTAACGTGTAAGTAACGTTAAGCCGCCCGTAACTAGGGGTATAAGAACGGGCAATCCAATAGAATCAAATATTGGGGTAACATACATAGTCAGTTCAGAAAATGCCGCAGCGCCGGCAACTAAAATTATATGCTTGAATACGTTTAAATAATCGGATTTATTAACCGTATTTGGTGCGGAACCTTTAGTGGGCATATAATGAACCTTTAGGTTTTACTAAGTTCATAAATTGAACCAACGAGAAATTAAAATCGTCTATATTCATTACCCAATGCTGGTTCGTACTCAAGTTCTTCAAATTCACCATTCATATCGTCGAGTAATTCTTCCGGTGATTCAAAATACCTCTTACCCAGTTCCAACATTTCAATAACATATGCCGTTGCGTCAGCAATATCAATTAAAGCACTGCGCGGGAAGGTAGTGAGTTGTGTTTCTAGTGCGCCGCAATTGGATTTATTATGGTATATATACCCTTGGCGGTAATAGGGTATGAGGGAGGATATGCGTAATAACTTACCCTTCTCACCCTCACTTCCACCCCTAGCTTTTAACCACACAGGTTCAAAACTTTCCATGGGTCCACGTTTCTGCATCTCGTTTAGAATGGGCTGTTTAATAAACTCTTCCAACCCAGTTAC